AAGGCGACCAGGTATTGCGGCACCGCGGTAAAACGCACAGGCACATCTTCGTCGCCAGGCATGATGAGCATAACGCCGGTGCCGACGGCCATATCGAGCAGCATCTCCGAGATCGCCAGGTCAAAATTGGTCTGCCGGAGGATCTCGAAGAACTTGTCGGAGTAAATGTCGAGCGCATCGGCCACCTGCTTGCGCTTGTTGGCCGGAATCTCGGAGCCAGGCGTGAGCTGCATCCACTTGCGATACGGCGGGAACAGCCCGCTCTGAATGCGATTGGCAAAGCGCTGCGTCGAATTGATCGCAGTCGAGTCAAAAACGCGAGCTCGCTTGTTTTGCCCTGGTGTCTTGCCTTCATAGTGACCGGAATAGAGATTGCGTTGCGGCAGCGCGAACTCGTAGCACTCTTCATAAATCGAGCGCCACAAATCCTTGCGCGCGTCGGCGAGCTCGGATCGCTTCAAAACCTCTCGGACCGACATCTTGCTCATTTTTTACCCTTCATTCGCTTATACCTGGCAGACAATGACGCCGCCTTTTTCTTCGCATCGGCCGTGGAGCTCGCGCCCCATGCCCTTAACGACAGTAGCTTGCGCGTCGGGCGACCCTTTTCGTCATAGTCCGGGCCAGGATTACCGGCCATGCGTGCAAGAAACGACGCCTTACGGCGCAGCTGCTCGCCACCAGCGGGCGATCCCTTGACCGGTGGCTTGAGATTGGCGCCCTCTTTTCTCTTAAAGTAAGCCCGGCCGGCGGCATTTAATCCGCCCTTTGGGTTCTGATACTTCTTGGCCGGCATTACATCTTCACGCGCTTGCGCTTGAATTTGGAAGCCATCTCGGACTTGTCATCCGTCTTGACCTGGCCACCGGATTCACGCGCAAAACGCTGCGCAGCTGCAGCGCCAGCCTTGGTATAGGCAAACTTTTTCATGAGCTTGCCATCCTTGCCATACACGCCAGGCATATCAACCTCCCCCGAGCTTGTCTTCGCCCGGGATACCGAGCGCAGGATTCTCACGCTCCTGGCTAAAGAGCAGGCGCATCCCGCCGGTGCGGCGAGCGCGACTCGAAGCTGCAATTTGGCGCTGCTTGGTGGCCTCTTGCTCAGCAACGCGCTTTTCTTGCTTGGCCTGAGTTTCAGCAATCTTAGGATCGGGAGCCGGTGGACTAGGACTAGAGAACAGACCGCTCATTTTTTAACCTCCGCATCATTAAATAATCTTCCCCATCGGGACCAAAGGCCGTCAATGTAGCCTCTGACCGAAAGTATAGGAACTTGGCCCACTCAATCGCACGAACATTAGATGAACGAACCAGGATTTGAATGCGTCGCAGTCCCATTGTGGTTTCGCAATGGTTGAAGAAAGCACGCGCTAACCTGCATAGTGGTACCGCCACGGCACCAATATCCTTGTCAGGGATCATCCAAGCCTCTACCAAACCGGGCCAAATGGGAATAACCCCGAAAGAGAGCATCGGTTTGCCGTAATAAACCCCTGTAAAGCAGGGTCCGAGCTCACTTTGACCCCGTAAACGCCCCATCCAGTCCGGCACAGTGTGTTTTGTGATCTCGTCGTGCTCATTCAAGCTCATCATTGAGACATGGCCGTAGAAAAACGGGACCACCTTTCCACCGAGAGGCATCCGCTGCTGGTCCCAAAACTCGCCCCAGTCCGTCATAGCACATCAAAATCGAAGTCGGCCGTGAACATCTTGCCTTCATCGGCGCGAATCCCGCTGCGGGTGAGCCGCTTGTACTCACCACCGCCCAGCATCAGGTAGGAAAACGCATCGCCCACATGGGAGTGCTGGTTCTTGTTGGGCGCATCGCGGAATCTTTCCTCGCCGGCCACGCCAACGCGCTTGAAGTGATACCCACCAGCCAGGCTCTTGCGCAGCTTGGGGCAATTCCGAGACACGCGAAGCCCTGGCTTGCGGTCGATCAACCGAATCATGGGCGCAGCTCCAGCTTCGCGCCGCACGCCGAAGTCATTCGTGGCCGCGGGCTGCACCTTGCTAAACCCGAGGGTCCTCAAGTGATCGAAAGCCGTCGTCTCGAAGATTGGATCGCGCGCCTGGCCGGCCGGGTCGCCAGTCAAAATCACCTCGGCGCGCGGATATTTCATATTCAGCTGGTGCAGCAACATCTGCCCGAAGCGCTGCAATCCCATATCCTCTGTCACAATCTCTTCTAGGATATGCCAGGTTCCGGAGGGGAGCTTTTGCCCAATCACCGCCGCGGGCGTCAATCCAAAGTCGCAGCCAATCAGTAACGGCAGCTCGGGCGTGTAGCCAACATCATCCTCGACCATGGTCGAATCGTCGTACTCGGGCCAAACCGCCTTTCCCTCTTGCACATAAACATACTGCGCCCCGATATAGCAGCGAATCCAATCAAGATTTTTACCACCGAGCTGCTGCTCGTAGTAACCAGGCGGCAGATTCCTGGTGTTCTCCGCCTTCGAGTTATTGACCCAAAACTTTCCCGCGGCAGGGATCGCGCCTGGCGCCTCAGAAGAAGCCTCAACCATCCCGCCCGGCTGCGTATAAAAATTCCACTTGTACTTCCCACGCACCGGTTCCTTCTCCGCCAGGCGATACCACCAGCCATCATCATCCGGCGGGTTCGTGTCGGCCCATATCCCACGCCAACTGCAACCGCCGTTGATCTTGCTCGGGAATCGTCCGACGCGAGCAGTCAATCCCTGCAACACTGCAAGCGGCAATTCCCTGGCCTCATTGCACCAGCCACCAGTCACCTCAAGCGACAAGAGCTTGCGAACCGATTTAGCGTCATCCAACGCCAAAAAAATCACCTCACAATCTAAACCCGGGACTCCGTCTCGGCTCGGCAGCTGCAAGTGATGCGTGATAGGGGGAGACCATCGGATCGGCCCCCATATATGCTCGGGAAAAATCTCCAGCCATGTCCGGATCGTAGTGGTGCGCAACTCCCCATAGGTGTTACGAATGACCACCCATCGGGTGTAGCGGATATTATCCACTGGGGAAGGGGCCTGGCGCACCGCTCGCAACAGTATCTCCGAGGCGCAAGCGTAAGACTTTCCCGATCCAACAGGGCCCATAAGCCCTCGGAAAAACGAATCGTCCGATAAAAACTTAGATGTCGTTGGGCTGGTCGAAAAATCAAGACTCAGATCCCCAAGCACATCCAGCCCAGCATCAGTCCGCGTCCTTCTCTTCGTCGCGCCCCTCGTCCTTGGCATAAATCACCTCTTCCACTTTATGCAGATTCAACTTAATCCCGATCATCGTCGGGCGATTCGACTCATCTTGCTGCGGCTCATTCAACCCCGTGACCCTGGCCATCATCCGCAACGCCGATAACTTGTCGTGCATCTCAACCTCGATCGCATTCCCATACTTCCCCGGCGTGATCTTGACCTTCTTAATCGCTTTGCGTACCTGCGTCGGCAATTCCTCGCTCGCCTTGAGAATCGCCACATCACCAGTCCAGCTCACCACATCCGTAATATCCGAGCTCGCGATATGCCCGAGCTCTTCGAGTACCCGCTCCTGATTCTCCGGCGTCGCAATCAGAGCTCGCGCCTGGCGCGTCGTGAGCTTACTCATCCTCGACCCTTAATTCGATCGTGGTGAATACGAACTCACAGGCCAAACATTTGCGCCGCCGAAAAATATAAGTCTCCGACCCATCCTCGTTCCACCGCTCTCGCGTCTCGAGGACCTCCGTCTTATAGGCCAACTCACTTGTCTGACACTGGTGGCAGATCAACTGTCCCTCCCCTTATCAAACCAATGTCCGCATCAATGGCCCGGTGAAGATCCTCTTCAGCCTTCGCACTACACAGAGCTCGATTCAAATAATCAAGTTCACCTTTGGTCGACGCCAGGCTGGCCTCAACACTGGCAAGCTTGTCGCGCAGCATCTCAATGTACTGCTGCACCTGCGGGTCCGCGCTGGCCACTAACTGCTCAATCGTCTGACTGCCCATAAGCCCCCCGGCGCAAAAGCTTCTCCACAAGAGCCACCTCTCGCTGCAGCTCCGCATAATCATCCACGCGACTCGCCGTAACCAGTAGCGGCCTTGCGGCTTGCGCGAGCTCGAGATACCTGGCGCACCAAAACTGGCAGCGCTCCTGCCAATACTCTTCAGTCATCTTCCTCTGCTCCTTCCTCTTCCCCCAATTGGGATCTTCAAACGGATCATATTCCGGCCCACTCGATTCGTCATGGGACTGCGGCTCAGTGGTTTTCCACTGGTC